CTTCGACAAGTATCGAGGATTAAATGCTTGCCACACAAAGTTAATACAAGAAGTAACAAGGACAGGCCAAACAGTTAGTCCTTTTGGACGAGTACATCAACACGAAAAGAAGAAAGGTGAGTGGTATATCCCTGATATTACTAATCACATTAATCAAGGATGTGGTGCTGATGTAATGGTAGTAGCTAGAGTATTAGCATTTAAACGATGGAAAGACTTGAGATTAGAAGGACACTTCATCTCTACAGTACATGACTCCATCGTAATGGATGTACCAGATGATAATGTTAAAGCTGCTGCTAAAATGTTGTTTGGTGTCTTTAAAGATTTACCCAAGGCTATTTCACAGGCCTATAAAGTGAATGGGATTTACCCCTTTTATGTGAGATTGGATATGGTCCTAATCAAAAGGACTTAACAGAAATTAAAGAAAGTGATCTATAAATGCGTATTGAAATTATTAATGTACAAGCTGCAACTAAGCCAACTAAGACCGGTAAGACCTATGTTCAACTAGATGTTGCTTACAAGAATCTAACTCGTGAGGGTAAGATTGAAGGTAAGAAGATTATGCCTTTCCAGAATCCAGATGTTCATGCTAATCTACAAAAAGCTACTATGGGACAAGTATTTGAAGTCACCACAGTAAAGGAAGGTGAATACTGGCAATGGTCTAATGTACAAGAAGTAGCAAAAGGAGGTAATATGGAACCACAAACATCAGCAGCATCCAGTGGGTATGCAAGTAAAGGTACTCCCTCTCCTAAGAGTACATATGAAACACCAGAAGAGCGTGCTGCTCGTCAGCGACTAATTGTTCGTCAATCTTGTCTAAGTAATGCAGTAGAAACCCTCAAGGTTGATAAGAAGGGTGTTGATCCTACTGAAGCCCTTAAGTTAGCAGAACGCTATGTAGGTTGGGTGTTTGGTGAAGAAGCTTCTGTGTCTAGTATAGCACCGGACTTTAGTGACATGGAAGATGATATTCCAGAGTGAGAGATCCCAAAAGCTAGGGAAGCAGACAATGCATACAGTAGGTAGCTGCGAAGCTACCCTCTCACACTAAAAGGATAATAAAGTGATTCCATCTTATTTATATAGAGTAAGTTTTCCAACAGGAAGTAACTACATCTGTAATCCACCTGTAACTAATACAGATGTAGATGAAATGTTTCTTGTAGACGATTTACAAGAAGTTAATTTTCAACTAACTGGTTTAGGTTGGACGAAGTGTGGTTTAGAAGAAGAAACATATCAAGATAAACCAAGTCATTGGGCTGCTTATCGTAAAGAAAACATGAATGCGCTTCTTACTACAGATCTAAAGTACTTTATGGACTTCTTTAAAGCAACTGAGGAAGCTAAACATCTTAACTTACTTAATAAAGAAGATCGAGTTGCTTTATTTCAAAAGATTCTAGGGGAAGAACCTAAGAAGAAAAAAATGAGAATAATCATAGATGAATTTGAAGGGTTGTTGCATAATGCTAGGTAATATAGACGGCGACTTAATTGCGTTCAGATGCTCTGCTTCTGTTGGTTTAGAGGGTGAGGAGGAGATAGCAATCCTCCGAACTGATAAATTAATGCGAGATTTACTTTACAATACAGAAAGTACTAGTTATAATTGCTATCTTTCTGGTAGGAATAACTTCAGGAAGAAAGTAAATCCCGAGTATAAGGCTAATCGAAAGGACAAAGAACCACCACGTTGGTTACAGTCCTGTCGAGAGTATCTTATAAAGGAATGGAATGCAGTAGTATCTGAAGGTTGTGAAGCAGACGATCTTCTTGGCATCAATCAGCACAATACGGATTCAGTTTGTATCTCCCTTGACAAAGATCTTCTAATGATAACTGGTTGGCACTTCCGCTGGTTAGATAATGAAAAGATCTTTGTAACACCAGATCAAGGTTTGAAAGCCTTTTATAAACAAATGTTAATCGGTGATAAATCTGATAATATATTTGGTGTCAGAGGGATTGGCCCTGTAAAGGCTGCTGGTATCATTGATACACTTGATACCGAAGAAGAAATGATTAGTACAGTCTTTAAACTGTATGAAGAAGATGCAGAGAGATTTTGGATGAATGCCCAGTGCCTCTGGATAATGCAAAGGGAAAAAGAAACATGGCAAGACAGAGTAGATTACTCGACTTTACCAGAAACATTACAACTCGTATTGGAAACGAAGTCAAGTTTTATGAGATCTTTGATGGAAGGTACATCAATGGAGCTTATTACGAAGCCAGTGATGACGTCTGGTATCCTAAACAGTGGGGACTTGACGGTAGTCTCACCCCAGATAGCCGAGACGATTTTGACTTAATTAATTGTGCGAAAAAAGAAACCACCTAATTATAAGAGTAAGTTTGAAATAGATATTGCTAATCTATTAGGAGATAAAGCTGAGTATGAACCAGATAAACTTAAGTTCATACAGCCTGCTAAGAATCGTACATATTGTCCTGACTTTAAGATAGGACCTTATACGTATATTGAAGCTAAAGGTAAGTTTACCTTTCAAGACATGGATAAAATGTTATGGGTAAAAGAACAGCATCCTGATAAACAATTTCTAATCTTGTTTATGAATGCGAATAATAAGATTCGTAAGGGTAGTCCTACTACTTATGGTGAGTGGGCTACAAAGAAAGGATTTATATGGGCCGATTGGAAAAGCCAACGGATACCAACAAGTTGGTTCGAGTCCGCTTTAAATACTCAAACGGACACTACGAAATCCGAGAGTTTAAAACTTGGGAAGATGCCGTCCGATTCGGATGGAACGAAGGAGACAACTGTGTTAACTGGGAACAATTAAATAAATGATACATGCTATCATACCCGACGTCCAAGCTAAACCCGGACAGGATTTCTCTTTCCTTACTTCTGTTGGTGAATATCTTGTAGAGAAACAACCAGATCGTTGGATTTGTATTGGGGACTTTGCCGACATGCCTAGTCTGAGTTCTTATGATGTAGGTAAGAAGTCCTTCGAAGGTCGTAGGTATCAAGATGATCTCATTGCAGCTAACAATGCAATGAATGCGCTTCTTAGTCCATTACGTAAGTATAATACAAGAGCTTTTGTTAATAAGAAAAAGCAGTATCATCCAGATCTGTTTATGTTCCTTGGTAATCATGAACATCGTATTGAACGTGTGATTGAGAATGATCCTAAACTAGATGGTACTATTAGTACAGATCAATTACCGTATCAAGACTGGAAGGTATATCCTTATCAACAAGTAGAAATTATTGATGGAATTGCTTATACTCACGTATTTACTACTGGGGTTATGGGAAGGCCTGTCACTTCTGCTAGGGCTTTGGTAACTAAGAAGCATATGAGTTGTGTTCAAGGACACAATCAGAAGATGGAAATCTATAATGAATATAAAGCAGATGGAACTCTTATCACCGGACTCTTCGCAGGATGTTGCTACATGCATGATGAAGACTATCTCGGACCACAAGGGAATAACTATTTCCGAGGAATCCATATGCTCTACGACGTTAAGGAAGGTGGATTTCACTGCCATTCCATCACTCTGGATTACCTCCTTAAACGGAATGCTAAACGAAAACGAGATAATGGAGCTATGGTATGAGTACAACACCTAAACAAGTATGGCCCCTTGTAATCAAAGATATGATTGCAAGAAATGAGATGGGAGCAGAGAAGTATAATCGGTATCTTCAAACAGATTGTCCAGACTCAATGCTTCAACATTTATATGAAGAATTATTAGATGCAAGTGTTTACATTAAAACACAGATTGAGAAACAAAAATTAAACGCTGTGAAGCGAGAGGAAGAAAAGACTAATGGACTTAAAGAAATATCAGGAATGGACTCTAAGTGTGGCTGTGTACCCGGATGCGGGAAAGAATACGTTCAACGAAACTCTGTACCTAGTACTTGGTTTATCTTCTGAGGCTGGTGAAGTAGCTGGTAAGATCAAGAAGATTATTCGTGGTGATAACATTGATCCAGAATCTTATATTAGTGAGTTGTCTGACGTGCTCTGGTATCTTACTCGTTGTTGCAGTGGTGTTGGTATTACTCTAGAAGATCTTGCTGCATATAACTACACTAAGTTAGAATCACGTAATGTGAGGGAACTATTAAAGGAGAGGATCAGTCTGATGGAAGTAGAATTATTACACCTAACACCTAATGCTGAGGAATTTATTGGCAGGTGTGCTTCTATCTGTTATGATTCAAGTCAAGATAGCGGAGCGTGCGTCAAGCGCGCTGCCGCTTGTGTCTCTAAGGGCCATCTCGCAACCTTACGCTTTGCACACGCAACATTCAAAGTAAAAGGAATTTCCAGAGCATGTAGTCACCAGTTTGTAAGATCTAAACATCTGGATTTTCTACAGAGATCACAACGATATTGTATCGAAGAAAATGTGGAGTTTGTTATACCTGACATAGATCTAGAATCTCAGAATATAATTAAAAGTTGGACTGATAATTCTCAATATGTCTATGATGATTTAATCAAACGTGGTGTAAAGAAAGAAGATGCTAGGTTTGTTTTACCTGAAGCTACTTGTACTGAACTTATTGTTACTGGTAACTTACAAGCTTGGTTAGATTTTATTAATCTACGATCAGGTAAAGAAGCACAATGGGAAATTCGCAATGTTGCTAGGGCAATTAATAATATCTTAGCTAAAGAATGCCCTAACATCTTTAAGGAAATAGAATGAGTGTCCTATTAACAACTCTATTATCTGCCGTAATTCCTGTTTCAATTGAAGGAATTAAACAAATAATCACCACCAAGATGGGTGGTGTCAAGCCAACTACGATTGCTGAACAGTTACAAATAGATGATTCAGAGATCAAGAAACTACAGGCTGTAGCTGCACTTGATAATCCCGGAGGCACGCCTAGTCAATGGGTCATTGATCTCCGTGCTAGTAGTCGTTACATAGCTGCTGGTATCGTTATTATTGGTGGTACTTCCTCTCTCTTTATTCCTAACATAGATATGGAAGTTAAGGCTTTGGGATTTGAAGCTGCTAACATAGCGTTTGGATTTTTATTTGGTTCTCGTATTACAACAGGATTTTTTAAGAAGTGAAAACACTGCAAGAATTTAAAGGTGAACTAACCGAGAAAGAGGAGGTTGAACTAATTGACCTTCTCGAGATTACATCCTATGATATTGTAGATCGATTTGATGATCGTGTAGAAGAACATTGGGAAGATGACGACAGGGATGACGAACTCGAAGAAGATCTTGACGAATAGACAATTGGAACGTGATACT